TGGGGAGCTTTAGTTATATTTATATTAATGACAGATAAATTTACAGAACTATTGAGGTTATTATAATGTACGGCAAAAAAACAAAGAAAAGTAAAAGTAAAAACAAAAAGAAAGGCAAATGTTAACTAAAAGACAAAAGGCTACTCTTACGAAACATAAAGTACACCATACTGCAAAGCATATGACTTTTATGCGCAAAGAGATGAACAAAGGTAAAACTTTTACACAGGCACATAAACTAGCAATGAAAAAAGTAGGAAAATAACTTGTCCAAGCTTGATGTAAAGTCAGAAATAACAAAAACAGAATTACAACAACTTATGTTGAAATATCGCATTTCAGTAAATGAGTTACACTTGAAGACATCTATTCCTAAGAATGATATTCATGGGTATCTCGCTGGGAGAAAAACTATAACCACTTATATAGTGGATAGAATCAACCAAATAGGAGCAGACAATGGCAGATAAAGAAAGCGCAATAAAAGAAGGACAAGAAGCAGAGAGATTATTAACAAATCCTCTTTTAATAAAATCTTATGAAGTTATCCAAAACGATACTTTTCAACAATGGATAAGAACTGATATAGGTGAAACTGACAAAAGAGAATCCCTGTATCATTCAATAAGAGGAGTTTTGACAGCTCAAAATGTTCTTGTTAATACTATGGAAAATGGAAAGATAGTCGAAAAAGAATTAAAGGGAGGTAAATAATCATGGCAAAAGATGATATCCCTATACAAGAATCCACTAATGGTGGTGTGCCTGTAACTGATGTAAGATCAGCACAAGCAGCACTTCAAGGTATGATGAGTACTCCAAATGAGGAGCAAAACACAGAAGACCAAGAAGAAACAGAAACAACGGAAGAAGTTTCTGCACAGGACATGGAGTCCGAATCAGTTGAAGTTGAAGCAGAAAATCCTGATGGATTAACTGCTGATGACTTAGTAGACCAAGACCAATCAGAAGAAAGTCAGACACCTGGAACATACACCATCAAAGTAGGTGGTAAAGATGTAGAGGTTACTCTCGATGAACTTCAGGCAGGTTACAGTAGACAAGCTGATTACACACAAAAAAGTCAAGTATTGGCCGAGCAACGCAAAAAAGCTGATGAAGAATTAGCTGCGACTCAACAAGAAAGACAGCGTTTAACAACACAACTCGAAAAATTGTCTTCAATTAACACAAGCGAACTAGAAGCACTTGAGAAACAAAATTGGAGCGAAATCGAGCAAAGAAATCCAACTGAATACTTGTTACAGAAAAACAAGCTTAATGATTTACGAGAGAAACAAAGAGTTATCGAATCGGAACAAAACAACATTAGGTCTAAAGCTGAACAAGAGTTTAAGGAGAAATGGGAAAAGTCTTTAGCGGAAAACAAGAAAATAATTGAAACTAAAATTCCATCTTATTTTGATCCTGACAAAGGTGTAAAAATACAAAACAACATTAGGCAATTTATGCTTAATGAAGGTTTTAAAGAAGGAGAAATAGACTCAATGGTTGATGCTAGATCCGTTAATACAGCTTACAAAGCTATGTTATATGATAATTTAGTAAAATCTAAAATTTCTAAAAAGAAGTCAAAGAATGTTCCTAAGGTTACAAGACCTGGTTCTCCAGCGACAAAAGGAGAGATTTCTGGTGATAAAGTTAAGGCACAAAGAGCAAGGTTAAGGAAGACTGGGCATGTAAATGACGCTAAAAGCGTTATTGAAAGTCTACTCAACAATTAGCCTAATACAAAACTTTTTTAATATAGGTAATCAAAAATGGCAATTTATAGTAACTCTTATGAAACTTTTGATAGTAACAATAAGAGAGAAGACTTGGCGAATGTTATTTATAACATCTCACCAACAGAAACTCCATTTATGTCTAGCATTGGTACTGGTTCAGCTAATGGCACAAAGCATGAATGGCAAACAGATAGTTTAGCAGCAGCAGCTGGTAATCTAGTAATTGAGGGTGATGACTCTCCAAACAGGGCTTTAACAGCAACAACAAGACTACTTAACCATACGCAGATTTCTACAAAACCTGTAGTAGTTACTGGTACTCAAGAAGTTGTTAACAAAGCTGGTGTAACATCAGAGATGGCTTATCAAATAGCTAAAGCTGGTAAGGAACTTAAAAGAGATATGGAACTAGACATGACTGGTAAACAAGAAGCGGCAGCAGGTTCTTCAGGCACAGGTCGTGCTTCAAGGGCTTTTGAATCTTGGATTGTTACTAATGAACTTCATGGTTCAGGTGGTTCTACAAGTGGCTCAGGCGCAGTTACTGATGGTACTCAAAGAGTGCTAACAGAATCTCTTTTAAAATCAGACTTGAAAAAATGTTACGACGAAGGAGGTAATCCTGATCTATTGTTAGTTGGTTCATTCAACAAACAAAAAGTATCAGGCTTTACTGGTAACTCTACTCGTATGGACATGGCAGAAGATAGAAGTTTAGTCGCTACTATTGATGTTTATGTTTCAGACTTCGGTGAAGTTAGAGTAGTAGCTGATAGGATCTTAAGAAGTTCAGGAAGAACTGCACTTGTAGTTGATACAGAAATGTGGTCAGTTGCATATCTAAGACCTTTCGGTGTACAAGACTTAGCGAAAACTGGTGATGCTGACAAGAAGCAATTAATAGTAGAATATACTTTAGTTTCTAAAAATGAAGCAGCTAATGGTAAAATCGCTGATTTAACTACATCATAATTTAACTTTCCTCACAGTTAGTTATAGGGTGGGGTTTGTCCCCTTTGGTTGCCCCACCCACTTAGATACATTAATAATGACCTTGAAGAACAGTATCGCTTCGGAACGAGGGTTATTAATTTGGAGAATATTTAATGAGAACATTAAATGATTATTTTGTAACAGCAGAGATAGAAGATATATCTACTGCATCAAGCACATTCGTAGCTGTACCTGATGGTGGCAGAATTATTAAAATTATTACTGCACTACAAGGAGCTATAAGTGGTGGAAACGCTGCAATTAGTTTTGAAATTGGTGGTACTGCTGTAACAGGTGGTGGCATTACAGTTGCACACTCAGGCTCGGCAGCAGGTACTGTTGATTCAGCAGAACCTACAGCAGCTAATAGAGTTGAAGAAGATGGAACAATCGAGATGATTACAGATGGTGGTTCTACAGGTGCTAAAAAACTATTAGTAACATTCGTAATTAGGAGATAAACATGGCAAATTGGTTAGGTGGTTACAGAGTAATAGCGAATCACACAAGAACAACAAGTGGAACTTCGGCACAAACATCAGCTTTCAATGCTAGTATTGAATATGTAAGAGTAACAACTACTGGCCCTGTATTTATTGAGTTTGGAGCGAACCCTACAGCAGTGGTTGCTACTTCGATATACATGGCAGGAGATGAATCTATCATCTTCAAAATAGATGGTGGCATGAAAATGGCAACTATCCATGGTAGTGGAACACCTACTGTTTTTGTCCAGGAGCTTAGTGAATAAATGAAAAGAAGGCTAGGAGATGGCGAGACCTTTCATTTTTCAGAACATTCAGGGGAATTTGCAATACAATACAAATCCCCTGATTTGTCTAAATTAATACAAAACAACAAAAGACTACAAGAGGAAGATCATCACATGAGAGATGACTTTCGTTTATGTGCAAGAATACCAGTAATGGTTGCACAAGAATGGAAGATTAAATTTGGAATTGATATAAATAAAAAACAAGATATGAAGGCTATTAAGAAATTACTTAACAGTCCTGATTATAAATATTTAAAGACAACTAGTAGAGTAATATAATGGCAATATCAACATACGCAGAACTAAAAACATCTATAGCTTCTTGGTTAGATAGAAGTGATTTAACAGATGTGATCCCTGATTTTATCGCTTTAGCTGAAACAAGGCACAAAAGAGATTTTAAGATCAGAAGAATGGAAACTAGAGTAACAGCTAATACTATAGCTAATACTGAATATTATTCATTGCCTGACAATTATGTTGCTATGCGTAACATAAAACTTAATACAGATACAAAAACACCTTTAGAGTTTTTAACACCTGAAATAATGGATAGATTACAAGCAGGAAGTAGTGTTGGTTGTCCAAAATCTTATTCAATTAAAGGCAACGATATACAACTAAGACCGATTCCTGATGGCGTTTATGAGATAGAAATAGCTTATTACAAAACATTTACTCCTTTATCAGACTCTAATACAACTAATGATATGCTTACACATCACCCTGACGCTTATTTGTATGGGGCGTTGGTGGAAGCTGAACCTTATTTACAAAATGACAAAAGAATTGTTACTTGGGCAGGTTTATATAAAAACACAAAAGACTCCATAATAGAGTCTAATGAAAGAGATCGACATTCAGGCACAGCACCTGTAACAAGAATTGACTACGGATTATATTAATGACTACATGGACTGTAGTTTCTACAAACGCTACAACATGGAGTATTATACAAAATACTTCTGAAGGGTATTTTGAAACAGAAGATAACTTAGATTTATTAGTAACAGAAACAGGATTACTGTTTCAACAAGAAGGGGGAGTTGTTATAGCTCCTGATGACTGGCAAGATGTTCCAGCTACAGCAACTACAACATGGACTGAACAATAAATGGCAACACAAAAGTTTACAGATTTAACAGCAACAACAACTCCTAATACAGAATCTGTATTTGCTATCGCTTATTCAGGATCAAACTTTAAATTAACGATTACAGATTTAGCAGCTAACTTACCAGCAGTTACAGCAACAAGTTTAACCACTTCAGGTACATTAACTACATCAGGTAACGCTACTATAGGTGGTGATTTAACCATAACAGGCGATGATCTGTTTATGGGTACAAACACAAGTGGTGCAGCTTTAATAGCCGATGGAACGAATTTTAACCCTGTGGTTATATCAGGCGATATATCTATAGGTACTACAGGTACAGCAGCGATTGGTACAGGCGTTATTGTTAACGCTGATGTCAATGCAAGTGCAGCTTTAGCTTTTTCTAAGATGGAAAATCTAACAGCATCAAGAGCATTAGTATCAGATGGTAGTGGAGATGTATCGGTATCAGCAGTAACATCTACTGAAGTAGGTTACTTAGATGGCGTAACATCAGCAATACAAACACAATTAGATGCAAAAGCATCATCAAGTTATGTACCTACTGCAATTACAGTTGCAGATGAATCCTCAGACACTACTTGTTTTCCCTTGTTTACAACGGCAGCGACTGGGGATTTAGGGCCAAAGACAGCATCAGGATTAACTTTTAATTCAAGCACAGATGTATTATCAGGTACTTTTGCAGGTAACATTACAGGAAATGTAACAGGAAATGTAGTAGGCAATGTAACAGGTAATACTTCAGGCACATCAGGATCAACCACAGGAAATGCAGCAACTGCAACAGCGTTAGAAACTGCAAGAAATATTGGTGGTGTTAGTTTTAATGGTACAGCAAACATTGATCTGCCCGGTGTAAACTCAGCAGGTAATCAGAATACAAGTGGTTCTGCTGCAAGTTTATCTGCAACATTAGCTGTTGCTAGTGGTGGTACAAATATTACATCTTATACTACAGGAGATATAATTTATGCCTCAGCTTCAGGCACACTCGCAAAACTTGGAATTGGTAGCACAGGACAAGTTTTAACAGTAGATGGTGGGTTGCCAAGTTATGCAGCAACATCTTCAACAGTTACTTTTCCGACTGTGAGCAGTATAAGCCCAAGCACAATTACTAATGATGCTACCTCGATAACTTTAACAGGAACAAATTTTGTAAATGGTTGTCATGTAGAAGCAATAAGTTCTACAGGAGCAATCTTTACTCCAAACTCAGTTTCATTTACTAATGCAACCACAGTAGTTGCAAACTTTACAATCGGCACAGATGGCACATATTTTATTAGAGTTGAAAATCCTGATGGTTTAGCAGCTCGTAGCTCATCAGCGTTACTTACAGTATCAGATGCACCTACATGGTCTACATCTGCTGGAAGTCTTGGAACAGTAGTAGCAGGGGCATCAGTATCTTTAGATGTAGATGCTTCATCAGACTCAACAGTAGCGTTTAGTGAGACCACTAGCGTACTAACTAGTAACTCAAATACACCAACAAGTACAATGAATTTAACTTTGAACTCATCGACTGGGGCAATCACAGGCACAGCTCCTAGCCCGACAAGTGAAACCACATATAACTTTACATTAAGGGCTACAGATGCAGAATCTCAGACAAGCTCAAGAGCATTTAGCATAACCATATCAGTAGCAATTAACAACTCAGGACAATTTAACTAATGGCAAATTCATATTTAAGTAAAGATTTTGGTAGTGCTGGAAACAAAAAAACGATGACTTTTAGCTTTTGGGTTAAGAGAGGAACTGTTACTGCTGATGGCGACCAATTTATCGGAGATGCACAAACAGGTTATCCATCACATTTTATTTTATTTCAAAGCGATGACAAGTTATCTATTAGAAGTCAAGCTGGAGTTAGTGGAGCAACACTTAGATTTACTACTCTAAGAAAATTTATAGACACAACGGCTTGGTATCACATTGTTATAGCAATAGATACAACACAAGCAAGTGCTGATGATAGATGTAAAGTTTGGGTAAATGGAGTACAAGAAACTGCATTTAGTACATCAGACCAAACAAATGGCTTTGGTCAAAATTCAGATACTTATTTTAATAATGGCGATAGTGATGAGTATATAGGTAAATATGCTAGTGATTATGCAAGGTTCACTTTAGCTCATTATCATTTTGTAGACGGCACAGCTTATACGCCATCAACTTTTGGTGAAACTGATAGCACTACTGGAATTTGGAAACCAAAAACTAGTCCATCGGTTACTTATGGCACACATGGGTTCTTCTTAAAGTTTGAAAACTCAGGAGCTTTAGGCACTGATTCATCTGGAAACTCTAAAACATGGACAGTTAATGGCAATCTCAGACAATCTATATCAACCCCTAATGATAAATTTCCAAACTTAAACCCAAGAGGTACAGCTAATGGTTATGGTACTGCAGTCTATACATTAGATTCAGGAACTACTGCTTTGATGACAACAGGTGTAAACAGAGTAGCTCCTATAGATATGTGTTTTCAAGGTGGTAAATGGTACTGGGAATGTAAGATTGAAAAAGCAAATATGTCAGCAACACTTGGTGTATACATGACTGACTTCTCATCTGCAAAAAGAATAGAACAATTTAATGCTGACTTAGCTTTACAATCTGCTAGTGTTGGCGGTAAACGAGCAGTTAGTTTTCTAGCAGATTCAAGCTCATCTAAAATTCAAAATGCTGGTAGCACAGTAACTTATGGTGCTAACTGTAGTGATGGAGATATTATTATGTTTGCCTTTGATTCTGCTACAGGCAAGGTATGGACAGGTAGAAATGGAACTTGGAATAACGCACCTGGAACATCTAATGTTGGCGACCCTGCTGCTGGTACTAATGACAGTGGCACAGTATTAACAAACACAGATAATGATTTAATGTCATTTTATATTAGTGGTCGTAACTCAGATTCAACAAACAGATATATGTATATAAATTTTGGACATGGCTACTTTGGAACTACAGCAGTCGCATCAACAAATGCAGATGGTAATGGTAAAGGCTCGTTTGAGTATGCACCACCTACTGGATTTTTAGCTTTATGTAGCTCAAACATTCAATCAGACGGAGGGTAATATGGCAACATTTACAAAAATAGCAAAACCATCAGCACACCATGACGAAGTATTATATGCAGGTAGTGCAAGTGAACAAACCATT